AAGCCCGTCATTGTCTGCTGACGGTGGTTTCGGTGGCAGTGGCGGAAATCACAACGAAGACGCTTTTATCGCTCACACGGAGTACTCAAGGGCGTTAAACGCGGTGTATGATGCAATCAACAATTGTTTGAGTGAAGAAAGCCGTGTTATTCTTAAAAATCGTTTCGTGAAACGTGAACAAGTGGAAGACGTCAAAGAGCTGCTGCATATCAGTAGCAACAAGAGCTGGCACAAGTCGGAAAAGTTTGCATGTTATGAGTTTTCAGAAACAATTGAAACAGCGATTGCAAAATACCAAGTTGAAGAGCTTTTCCCGACGTTTACAATCATGAAAAAAGCAACAGCTTAACCGCTTAAAAAGGGGTATATAAGGTAGTACCAATTGGGGTACTAAGAGGGGATTAAACAATCCTTGAAAATGCGATATATTGGTATTGTGCCAGAGATGGCATAGAACCTTTCTGTTCCGATGGTCTTTCAAATTTGTTGGAAATGGAATCCTTTCAAGACGATTGTTTAATTTAGTCATACTTTGATTTCTAGGCTTGCATGCGCAAGAAAAATATTCGCGAATTGCAAAGCGACTTTATACCTACTAAGCAAGGAAACTTGCTTTTTTTATACCGTATAAGATGGCAAATGATTACTTCCGTAAACCTTAAACTTAATCGCTCCAATATATGATCATTTGCGAGGCGGTGCGATTCCGCCTTACGGTGTTACTACTCGAAAGACACGACGAGTAGTTGGAAGGTCCCAGGTGGGCTTGCTGTTAACGTTACTTGAACGATCTACCGGCGTTAGCAGCATGCAAAAAGTGGTGCGAGTCCACTACCTATCCTTTGCCAGCGATGGCATTAAAAAATAATTTGGGTTGCATAATCCTTTGCATATATTATCCTTCCGGCATGGTGTTCCTTATCAACGCCGGCGGGTTTTGGAAAATTGGCAGAGTGGTTGATCGCGCCGGTTCGCTAAATCGGTAACGCTAAAGGCGTTCGAAGGTTCGAATCCTTCATTTTCCGTTGCCTACGGGCAAAAAAACTATTGTTTCTCACAAAGCAAAATAAAAAATCTCTTTTCATTGAGTTAATAGTAGAGAGTACGTTGACAGTGGTCGTTGGCGTGCTGCTTACGCATCAGTTTCAATTGACGGGTTTCGGCCCGTCTTTTTTATTTGTCAGGAGAGCGAACGAATGTTTATCACAAAAAAATACGGGCTAGTCAGTAGCCGATCTGAGTATATTACGTTGGCTCATGCTGACCGGATATGCAGAGAGCGACACAAGGCCGAGAATGAACGATACAAGCCCGCAAAGACAAAGATTGATAAAAAGGCCAGGTATACAAAGAAACCGCCTAAATTAGGCTTATAAAGGTATTAGAGATGAAACGATCGAATGTTATCTACTTAGTGCCGTCAATTGATGGAGATATGTACTCAATCAATGCTAGTGATGTTGAAAATCTAATTGAATCAGATAGAACGAGTGGCTTTGATTCAAACGTGGTTAAACGTGAAGAAGGCTATGAACTGGTCTTTATGCAACAAGGCACTATTGAAGATTATTTTGATAAATCAATCTGGGGAGATAAGTATTTACGACGATAGTTAACCTATCGTTCTTATTATGAAGTGAGGTGTGGTGATATGGTATGAGTAGCACTTACAAAATTAAACAAAAAGGCCCTTTTTATGAGCTAGACCAGCGCCGACAAAAAGCGGTGATGCTTTTATTTGAAGATGAACTAACAGATGAAGAAATTGCTAAGTCCGTGCAGCGAAGCAGGGTAACATTAAATAACTGGAAACATGATGAACTGTTTAGGGCAGCGCAAAAGCAATATCAATCACTTGTTGTTAAAATCGACTATCAAAGCAAAGCAGTCAAGAAATTAAAAGAGTTGCTAGACGCTAAATCTGAAATGGTTCAGTTGCAGTCAGCAACCACGATTTTAAAAATGGCTGGTATGCTGTCTGATAATGATACGCCTGAGCTTACACGGGCTAAGGTCCGTAAGGCTAATGCTGATGCACGGGTGGCAGAAGCAAGGGCAAAGTCGCTTGAAGAAAACGGTGCAGATGTTGAAGTGCTGATTGATAAAATGCTTACTACAATCGAACGCAAGGACAGTGAAGAGAATGCTAACTGATTTATTTACGGAAAAGCAGAATAAGGTTCTGCATACGTATCTAAATGAAGACTTTCGTATGATGATACTATCTGGAGCAGTTCGGAGTGGCAAGACTTTCATAAATAACTACTTGTTCCTGCTTGAATTGCGTAGAGTTGCCAAGCAAGCAGAACTAGAAGGCGAAAAACACCCGCAATATATTTTAGCTGGTGCGTCTAGCGGTTCGATTTACAACAACGTGATTTTGAGCATTTCAAACACGTTTGGCGTTGACTTGCCACCAGACCGGCATAATCACTTCCATTTGTTCGGTGTTGATATTACGCCAATCTATACTGATTCTATTCGTGGGTTGGCCGGCGCACGTGGTTTTACTTCATATGGCGCTTACGTAAATGAGGCCAGCTTGGCAAATGAACGAGTTTTCGAAGAAATCAATAACCGTTGTTCAAAGCCTAATAGCAAGATTATTTGCGATACAAACCCAGACAACCCGCAACATTGGCTTAAGGTCAACCATATTGATAAGGACGACCCGAAAGCAAGGACGATATACTTCAATTTCACAATTGACGATAATCCAACGCTATCAGCTGATTATGTCGAATCTTTGAAGGCTTCTAAACCGAGCGGAGTTTTTTACGACCGTGATATTTTAGGCTTGTGGGTCAGTGGTGATGGTATTGTCTATCGTGATTTTGACAAGCGAACGATGATGATAGACAAGCAAGACCTGCCGGACGATTTAAGCTATTATTGTGGTGTAGACTGGGGTTTTGATCACGCCGGAGTTATCACGGTCTTTGGTGATGATAGGCAAGGCAATGTCTATCTAATTGAAGAACACACCAAGCAATTTAAATTTATCGATTATTGGAAAAACATTGCGAAGGATATTCAGGCTAAATACGGTCGGAATATCCTTTTTTGGTGCGATTCTGCAAGGCCAGACAACGTGAGCGAGTTTCAGCAAGCCGGTATTCAAGCCCGCAACGCTAACAAAGCGAAAATGGCGGGTATTGAAAAGGTCAGCGAATACATGAAACAAGGCAAGTTCTATGTTGTCAAAGATGGTGTTGATCAGTTCCTTGATGAAATTTATCAGTATGTTTGGGACGACAAGACCGGCGAGCCAGTCAAAGAGAACGACCACGTAATGGACAGCCTACGCTATGCAGTATTTAATCAGCACCGCGACAATCAAGCACGTACGATTCGTTCAAGGTATTTCTGATTTTACGCGTATCGTACGCGTTTAATAGCTACGAAAAAGAGGTGAGAGAATGGCAATTCAGCGAACAATCAGTGAAAACTGCTACGTTACGAAAGAAGGCGTATATCTGTACGCCGGTGAAGAGCTGGACACAAACAGCTTAATGCAGTTCATCAATGAAAACCGTCAACGGGCTGCGAAGTATAACCACTACTACGACTTATATAGCGGCAATCATGACATTCTGAACAAACCGCGTTATCGATCTTTTAGACCTGACAACCGCATCATTAGCAACTGGGCTAACTACGTTGTTGATACGTATATCGGATATTTCATCGGTAAGCCACCTAAGATTGCGTTAGATGATGATAGCACCAACGAACGACTGCAAGACTGGCTGAACGTCAACTCTTTTCAAGACAAGCTGAGCGAAGTTGCCAAGCAAGTTGCTATCTATGGCCGATCTTATATGATGGCTTATCAAAATGAGAACAGCGAAACTGAAATTGCGGTTGCTGCGCCCGATAGTAGCTTTATGATCTACGACACCACGATTAAGCGGAATCCCGTTGCATTCGTGCGCTATTCAAGCTACAACAATCAGCTAAGCGGTGAAGTCTATACCAAGAAGAAAATCATTTATTTTGGCAACGACGGCAAAATGACAGAACAGGCTAACCACTTGTTCAGATATGTTCCTGCTGCTGAATTCTATGCTAACGATGAGCGGTTATCTTTGATCGGCAAGATTGATACGTTAGTTGAAGAGTACGATAGGGCAATCAGCCAGAAAGCTAACCAAGTCGCTTATTTCGATAACGCTTACCTTAAGATTCTGGGTATTCCGTTGCCGCAAGATGATGATGGCAATACGGTTCTGAACCTTGAACAAGACCACGTGCTTTACTCACCGAGTGCAGATGCTGCACAAGGCGAGGTAGATTTCATCACCAAGCCAGACGGCGATAACATGCAAGAGAACATGCTTAGTCGCTTGAAAGACGATATTTTCCAAACGGCAATGGTTGCTAACCTTAACGATGAAGCGTTTAGCGGTAACGCAAGTGGGGTCGCAATTCGTTACAAACTGTTAAGTATGCAGAATCAAGCTGCATTTGAAGACCGGAAGTTTGCTATCAGTCTGCGTCAACTGCTGGGCACTGCGTTAGGTCTGGGCAAGGCGATTGGCACGATTAACCGTGTTGATATTATGAAGGACTTGCAAATCGTGCCAGCACGAAACATTCCGCTTGATATTGAAAACGAAGCACAAACTGCGTCTACGTTGTCAGGTATCGTATCGAAGGAAACCCAGTTAAGCACGTTGTCGATTGTTGATGACCCGAAGAAGGAAATCGATCGTATGCGAGAAGAGCAAGCCGAAGACGTGCGTAACAACCTTCAAGCTATGCCTTCCATGACTGACCAGCAAAAGCAAGACACCGAAAGCGATGATGTGAATGCCGAGTAGTTATTGGGAAGAGCGAGCCAAGCAAGAGAAAGCCTGGCAACTCAAACAGCTTGAAAATGATGCCGAGTTTGGCAAGTTGCTTGAAACCTACTACAACCAAGCAATCGATGACATTAACGACAGTATCGAAAAAGAGCTTAACCGTGTGGGCAAAGACCAAGTAACGCAAATGGACGTCAAGTCGTATGAAACCAAAGCTAAGTCAATCGTGGCTGAGGCTGAGAAAATGCGGGCTAACGGTCAAAAGGTAACGTATGCTGATTTCAGCGACCAAGTGAACCAACGTTTGAAGGTCTACAACGCTACAATGCGAATCAACCGTCTTGAACATTTGAAGTCCGAAGTTGGTCTTGATATGCTGCGAGCTGGTATCAAAGTTGATTCAAGTCTGCGAGACAAGTTAAGCGGCGATTACCAAAAGGAAGTCATTCGGCAAGCCGGTATCATGATGGACAGCGCGCAACGTTCACCTTGGACCGGCAAAGATGCTGCTAAGATCTTAATGGCCCAGACTAACGGAGCAACGTTCAGCCAACGTCTGTGGGCCGATCAAGACGCCCTTAAAGCCAAGTTAGACCAAGTTTTAAGTGTCGGCATGATACAGGGTCAAAACCCACGTAAAATGGCTACACGGCTACGAGAACAGGTTAAAACGTCGGTTGGCAATCAAAGATATGTAACCGAGCGATTAGCACGGACTGAGAGTGCAAGAATTCAAACGAACGTGCAACTGGAATCAATCAAAAAGCACGGTTACAACTATGTGCAATGGATTGCCGAGCCGAAAGCATGCCCTGCTTGTCGAGCTATTGCAAGTCGTGATAGTGGATTCGGCGAAGGTGTTTATAAAGTTGCCAAAGTGCCAAAGATTCCAGATGATACCCACCCAAATTGCCGTTGCAGCATTTCTGAAACGTGGGTTGATGGCAAAGATGATAACCTTGTCGGTGGTAAGCAATCTACTAGATTAAAAATGCTGCGTAGAAGTACCCATCAACTTAAGGGAAATGACCACGTACCAACTGATTTAATGAACCAGATACTTGGTTCGTTTATTCGGCGCGGTGGGTCTGTTCAAATGGGCAAAGAAACAGATGAGTGGCTGCGTTCTCAAGGGGCTTCAGCTTCAATTCTTGATAGTTCTACAATTTTAATTGGAACATTTGCTACTGAAATGGCAGTACGGGAAGAAGCATTTCATGCTAATCAACTAAAGCGATATGATGGCGCCCCGTCAGATGAAGAACTTATAAACATGGAAATTGAAGCGCAAATCTATTTGTTAAAGTATGCAAAAGAACACAACATGTCCTATAATGAAATTAAAGAATTAAAACGAAATCTGAGATATTGGAAACGTAAATTAGCCGATTATAAGGGAAGGTGATTGCAATGCTGAAAGTTATTGATCAATTTAAAGTGGCAGGTAAATATGCAATTATCGTCCAAGGGGCTAGATTTATTAAATGGGGTTCGTATTTAGTTGACAAAGATAATCATAAAGTCAAAGTTCTAAGCAGTAATTTCCCGTCGGTTGAAGCAGATAAGAAAAAGATCTTAATGCTTCAAGTTGATGGTGTAGTATCTGGTGATGAATTAAAAATCGAACCGGAATAATAGTTATGAGAACGCGTTAAAAAGCTTAGCTGTTTGCTAGGCTTTTTTATTAATGAATGGGGTGCCTAGCATGAGCAACAATGATTTCTTTACGGTAGCTTACAAGATTTTGAGTTATCTAAAATTCTGTTATGAGAATGGGCAAACGCCAGACCCTAATGTATTAAACGCTGATACATTCAACGTTAGTAAAGTACAGTTTGGCAACACTCTTGAAATGCTTGCTGATCATGGATACATTAGCGGTATTCAATTTCATAGCACTAAGATGGGTAAAACGTATTCGTCATTGTTGGATTTAAAAATCACCATTGAAGGGCTTCAATACTTAGCTGAAAATTCAATGATGAAAAAGGCTTATCGAATCTTCAAAGAAGTTAAAGATTGGTTGCCGTTAGTGTAAAGGTTTAGCCGAGAGCTAGGCCTTTTTATTTTCCAAATTAAAAAACAAAACTGAGAGAACTCATGCGTGGCAAGGGTTCTCTTTTTTCATGCTTAAATTTCGGCCTTTTTGACTTACTTGCAGGCCATAAAGAATAAGTTCGGAATATATAGCCGACCGGGCTTAAAACGAGGGTGTATCTATGTACAAGAAGTTAGTACAAAGCGGGCTTGTTAAAACTCATAGCTTGCCAATGATGTTGCAGTTTTTCGCTGAACAAGGCAACGAAGGTTCGGACGGTGCACCAAATACCGAATCAGAACAGCCAAGCGATAGTGAAGAAAAGCAAAGCGAGCAACAAGCCAAGACTTTCACGCAAGACGAAGTAAACAAGATTGTTAGCCAGCGTTTGGAGCGTCAAAAGGAACAGCTTAAGGCAAAGGAAGATGAAGCCAAGAAGTTGTCCCGTATGAACGCCGAACAAAAGGCTAACTACGAATTGGAAAAAGCAAACAAGCGAGCGGAAGAAGCTGCTGCAAAGCTGGCACGTTATGAAATGCGCGATAGTGCCAAGCAAATGTTGGCAGACGGCGGTTTTAACAACGCTGATAACAGTCTGCTTGACTTGGTTGTAACTGACACTGCCGAAAGCACTCAGGAAAACGTAAACGTGCTGCTGACTGCGATTGAGGCGATTCGAGAAGATGAACGAAACAAACTATTAGCGGGGAAGACGCCTACCTTAGGCGGGAAAGAAATCAAGCCGGTATCAGCTCAAGAGCTTGTAAAGATGAGCACGGCTGAACGAGTTAAGTTCCAACGAGAAAACCCTGCTGAGTATGCACGAATTTTAGGAGGTAATTAACTATGGCAGATCAAACTACTATGATTGCAGATCTGGTAAATCCAGAAGTAAATGCACCAATCGTTCAATACACGATGGAACACGCAATGCGGTTTACCCCGCTTGCACAAGTCGATTCTACTTTGGTAAACAACGCGGGTGATACGCTGAAGTTCCCTAAGTTCACCTACATTGGCGACGCTAAGAACATTGCCGAAGGCCAGCCAATCCCACTGGACAAGCTGGGCACTAAGACGGCCAGCGTCAAGGTGCAAAAGGCTGCTAAGGGTACTCGTGTAACCGATGAAGCTATCCTTTCCGGCTACGGTGATGTAATGGGCGAAACTAACCGTCAACTGGGCATGAGTATTGCCGATTTCGTTGATACCCAACTGCTGACTGCTGCTAAAGGTGGCACGCAAAAGATTACCATTGCACCAACGGTTGAAGGCCTGCAAACTGCGCTTGATATGTTTAACGATGAAGACGATTCTACGGTTGTAGCTATCATGAGCCCTAAGACTGCATCTAAGCTGCGTATGGACGCAATCAACAAGAAAATGGGCAGTGAGGCCGGTGCAAACCAAGTGATCACTGGTACTTATTATGATGTTCTGGGGACGCAAATCGTACGGAGCAAGAAGTTAGCTGATACTGATATGATTCTGATTAAGGCTAACGCAACTTCACCAGCGTTGAAGCTGATCATGAAGCGTAACGTTGCTGTTGAAACTCAACGCGACATTGTTACTAAGTCTACGATCATGACGGCAGATGAACACTTTGCAGCTTACCTTTATGATGACACGAAGGTAGTTGTTGCAACGGTTCAAGATGCAACTCCCGGCAAGTAGGTGATCTATCATGGCAAGTCTTGACGATCTGAAAACAATGCTAGGGCTTGCGACTGATGATACAAGCCAAGATTCTGTTTTAGCACTGATTCTTAAAAACACTGACTTACAACTGCGATTTAAATTGGCTTTAGGCGTTGGCGAGCAAGTGCCTAAAGAATTAGCCTATATCCCGATTGAAGTTGCTGTACGGCGCTATAATCGCTTAAAAAACGAGGGTATGACTTCATATACTCAGGAAGGCGAAAGCATCACGTTTAACAGCAACGATTTTGACGACTTTCAGGCTGACATTGACGACTGGCGCAAGCGCCATAGCCAAGATGTACTGATCACGGTTGACCCGTATCGAAAGCGGGGCTTTTAAATGCGTTTTGATCACATTATCAAATTCTATGATAAGTCCGAACGGCACTATGATCCCAAAACACATGGCTATGTAGGCGGTGAAAGATTGGTTTCAGCCTTGCATGGCAATGTTACTGACATCGGCACGGTTAAGTCGGTGCAATTGTTCGGCGATTATAAACAGAACAGTCTAGTGATACGGCTTTATGCTGCACCGCCTAAATGGTCTTACCTGACCATTGACGATGGAAAGCAGAAGTATGTATTGCAGACAATGAGAAAACCGTTAAAATTGTTTACTTTGATTGTGGGTGAAAGCAATGGCTAAAGTAACATTTCAGCTTAAGGGCGCTAGGGAGCTACAGCGAGCAATCGCTAAGCGACCTATGATGATGGCAACGCAAACGAAAACGATTGTAGCCAAACATGGTGCGTTACTTAAGACTAAAACGGTACAGAACATGGCTGCTACGTATACAGCAGGCTATTCAACCGGTGAAGCTGGTATTAGGGGGACAGTTGACACTGTATTCTCGAATGCTGGTATGACTGCGACGGTTGCGCCGCATAAAGAGTATTTTCCATATCTGGAGTACGGTACTCGGTTCATGTCAGCACGGCCTACGCTTAAACCGGCATTTGCATATCAAAGTGTTCAGTTCGTTAACGATCTAAAGAAAATGATGAAATAAGAGAGGAGCAACGGCCATGATACCTGAGCAGGAACTATTCGATGCGGTATTTTCGAGAGCGCAAGAGCTAGGTTATACCGTATACGATCATTTGCCGTTAGAGAGCGAGAATGCCCCATATCCGTTCGTTAACGTGGGTGATGTGAATTCCACCATTAGTCCATATAAGGACGCCTATGGAGCTAGAATCGACATCACGCTTAACGTGTGGGACACTGGAGAAAATCGCTACAACGTGGCAAAAATGATGAACGCCTTGTCTGCTATTGGACAGGGCGTTTTACTTTCCGAGAATTTCCGGTTCGTTGGTAGGCCGTCGCTAAACAGCAATCAAATTATCACTGATACGAGCGTGCCCGATACCGTGTTAATGCACGGTATGGTGTCGCTTGTATTTCAACTGAGTTAGGAGTGAGAGAATGGCAAACGATTTAGAACAAATCCAAGGTGTCAATGTCGTTGTCTATGCTCGTAAGTTGGCGGAAGCTGCTAAAGTTGCCGGTCAGCTTATCCCGTATCAGACAAGTTTAAACATTGACCCACAACGTGATTCTGACAAAAAGAAAACTAAGTCTGGCACGGTAACTACCACGTCGAGCTTGGAAACTGACTTTAAATTTGAATTCGTGAACAACTGGTCTAAGATTGCTGACCAATTGCTTGATTCCATTTTCGATAACGAAGAAATGGAATTCTGGGCGGTTAACCGGCAACGTAAGAATTCGGAAGGTCAGTACTATGCACTGTATCTGCGGGGCAAGGTTACCGAAGATAGCAACGACAACGATCCGGACGATGTTTCGAGCCGTGAAACAACTATCACGGTTGACTATGGTCCAGTTCGTGGTTGGGTAACGCTGAGTGAAGACCAAGAAGCCGAATTGGCTTACATCTTCCGTGGCGTTGGTGCAATTGAAGGTACGCCAAAGAATGATGGTACTGATGGCGCCGGTAAGGCTTGGAACAAAGAAACTGACGCTGGGCAAGGCGTTGGTAACGACTAGGAGGACTTTTAATGCAAATTAAAGTTAACGGTAAGGACGTCAACCTTAACTTCGGCGTTCGGTTCATTCGTGAGCTTGACCAAAAGGCCGGTTTAACGCTGACTGTACAAGGCATTAAGCAGAATTTCGGCATGGCGCTAACTAAGGTCATTCCGGCACTGCAAAGCTATGATGTCGCTGTTCTAGCTGAACTGCTATATTGTGCTGCGTGGGACAACCAAAAGCGCCCGTCTTTGAACGACATTGACGCTTTCCTTGATGACAATAGCACCGACATTGACAAGCTGTTTGATGATGTTCAGGAAGAACTTAAGTCAAGCAATGCTGCACGCACTGCAACAAAAAATCTGAAAGCCTAGATAGTCAAGATAACGACCAGACAAGCGAAGAAACATATCGCATGATTCTGGTCAACTGCCTGGCATATCTAGGCTTTAATGATATAAAACAGGCAGAACGTATTACGTTAGCTGAGTATCAACTACGGCTAGAAGCGTACGAACTGCGATCAATTCGCAAGCGTGAGGACCAGGCATATCAAGCGTGGTATAACTACGCTGTTCAAGCAACCACTGGTGGCAAAAATCCAAAGTGGAAGTATGCGTCTGTTCAGAGATTTCTCAAAGATGTTGGCATAACCAAGTCATTATCGGCGATTAACGCCCAATATGGACGTTCTAACGGCAATGACAAGGAAAACACCACGAAGCTGTTCCAAAGGCGCTACAAGGAATTCAGAGAGCTTAAAAAGCGCGGTCTAATTGACATGCAAGCATGGAAAGGTGGCGGTTAGAATGGCACAAGAAATGAGTATTGAGGCGGTTCTTTCCGCTGTCGATCAAAACTTCACGAAAACGATGGAAAAGGCTGTTGATAGCCTTAGCAAAGTCGTTGGCGAAAGCAATCAGTCGGCAAGCAAGTTTGCTGCGAATGGAGCTATGTTTGGTGCCGGTGCTGCGGTTGTAACTGGAGCACTTGGAATGATCAAAAATAGCGTTGGTGAAATCTTTTCTGGTCTTGAAGAATCAAGTGCTGCATGGCAAACATTTGACAGTAACATGTCATATATCGGAAAGTCGAAAAGCCAAATCAGCAAGGTTAGGTCAGAGCTTACCAAATATGCTGCACAAACGATTTATTCATCGTCTGAAATGGCTTCAACGTACAGTCAGTTAGCTGCGGTTGGCATCAAGAACACAACGAAACTTGTTAAAGGCTTCGGTGGCCTTGCTGCTGCTTCTGATAATCCAAAACAAGCGATGAAAACATTGTCGCAACAAGCAACACAAATGGCTGCTAAACCAACAGTACAGTGGCAAGATTTCAGACTTATGCTTGAGCAAACACCGGCCGGCATTTCAGCTGTTGCAAAAGCTATGGGCATGTCTACGTCTGAAATGGTTTCTGCTGTTAATGATGGCAAAATCAAAACGGAAGATTTTTTCAAAGCAATTGAAAAAGTTGGTACAAATAAATCTTTCTCAAAAATGGCTACGCACTATAAAACTATGGGGCAAGCCTTGGACGGTCTTAAAGAAACGATTGCCAATCAATTGTTGCCAGCATATATGCAATTGAGTGCGGTTGGAACTAAAGCAATTTCTGGAATTGTCAACGCGATTGACAATGGCGGGCCAGCAATCCAAATCATTACTGGTCTAGGAATTGCTTTAATGACTTTCATTGGTATTGTAACGGCGGTTGGTATAGCGTTGAAACTCGCTTCACTTGCTGAAATGGCATTTAATGCGGTGTTTTCACTCAATCCGGTTATTTTGATCATTGCGGGTATCACTGCATTAATTGCTGCGCTTGCTTACTTTTTCACTCAGACAGAGGCGGGCAAAAAGGCGTGGAAGTCGTTCTGTGATGTCGCAACTGCTGCGTGGAACGCTTTCTATCCGATTATCAAACCGGCGATTGATATGATTGTTGACGCTTGGAACGGTTTAGTGCAAGCGGTCCAAACTGCTTGGCAAATGCTTCAGCCTACATTCAGTGCTTTGTGGCAAGCATTCCAAGCATTTATGCCGATTATCCAGATGATTGCCGAAGCTGTTGGCGTAGTGCTTGTTGGGGCAATCGTCGCGGTTGTATATGCAATTGCCGGCTTGATTACTGGAGTCATGACAATAATCACAACGCTTATGCCATTAATTCAAGCTGCTATCGGAGTTATCCAAGCTGCATTGTCAGCGATCATGTATCTGATCGGCGCGATTGTATCTGGATTCGCGGGTTCGCTTTCTGGCTTGATTCAAATCGCTCAGTCAATCTGGGACGGCGTTGTCGCGGTGTTCCAAGGCGGTTGGCAAGTGCTTAAAGGCGTGTTCGATGTCTTTATCGGCATTATCACAGGCGATTGGACGCAAGCATGGAATGGTATCAAAGAAATCTTTAGCGGTATCTGGACAGCCGTTTCTGGAGTTGCTAAAGCCGGTTGGGGAGTGATTAAGGGTATCTTCAACGCCGGTGTTGGCTTTATCAAAGGCGTTATGCACTTTAGCCTTAGCGCCGAAGGTGAAGCGATCATGAACAGTCTGCTTGGCGGTCTTAAGAGAGCTTGGGAAAGCGTCAAGTCGTTTGTCAGTGGAATCACAAAATGGTTCCCGAAGCATAAAGGACCTATCAGCGTTGACCGGCGTTTGCTGATTCCCGCCGGTCATGCAATCATGAATGGTCTGGGTAACGGGTTAGTTGATGGCTTTAGTGATGTTCAAAAGTCCGTGCTTGCTATGAACAAGCAAATCACCGATGCAATGCAGCCTGATGTGTCTGGCTTTGCTAACCGTCTGAACGGCATGGCAAGCGATGTACAATCACGGTTCGCCGGTTCGTTGACTATGCAAGACAGCACTTTGCAGATGCAAAACAACGCGCTTCTACGCCAAATTGCAGGCAAAGATACAACGATGATTCTTGATTCTGGCGTGCTTGTTGGTGCAACGGCTGGCAGTTATGATCAACGATTAGGACAACGAACGGCATTAAAGGATAGGTGGAGTTAATGGAATTCATATTCAGAGATTTACCGCCAACCGAAGTTGACGTTGACACGTTGCCAAACGTTGAAGGTTTCGCTTTCGCTGATTTCGATAGCGTCAAATCTGGTTGGTGGTTAACCGAGCGAACGGCACCAACGCCGGAAGAGCAAGAAATCACTGAAAGCGTGCCGTATCGTCAAGGTAGCTATGATTTTTCGATGATTGATAATGAACGGTTCTTCAATAATCGAGAAATCACCTACAAGCTGTTATATGTCGGCGAAGAGTATCGCAACCGTAAAGGCTTTGAACAAGAACTGAAACGGCAACTAATGCCTCACAACTGGGGCAAGTTGGTTGATACTCACGAACCAGTCTATTACTGGTGGGCCAAGTGCAAAAGCGTTGAAGTTGACGATAGCAGCGACAACGAAACGCTTGAAGCGTCAATCGTGTTCACGGCATATCCTTATGCTTACACGAACCACAACGAAGGCGCCGACTATTGGGACGATGTTTTTTTCCCACACTGGATATGGCAACAAGTCAAGTTCAGCGTCAACGGCAGTCAGGACGTCAATGTTAAAAACATTGGCTCACGGCCGGTTTTATCGTCATTTGTAGTAACTGGAAACGTCAAGGCGAAAGGGAGTTTCGGCGAAGTGTCGCTTAACGATAGCAACTACAAACAAACGCAAGTGGTTCTTGATATTGGCGACAACAAAATTAACTTGTCTGGCAACGGTACGATTGAGTTTGTTTTCAAGCGTGAGGAGATGGTTTAATGTATCGCATTATTGGATATAACGAACCAACCGATAAGAACGGCTTTATCGTGCTTGATCAACGAGTAAATCGTACGGTCAGTGAAGGCAAGCTGACAATCAAAGAAACTGATATTGACGATCTGGAATTAACAGTTAATCGTGATAACTTGCTGTTTGACAACGTTAGGCCAATGCACACACATGTTGAAGTCTACGATGATGATAAACTGCTGTTTCGTGGCCGAGCTATCAAACCGAAGAAAGAAATGCAGTCAAGCGGACGATTCATTAGAACGTACACGTTCGAAGACATTGAAGCATACTTGCTAGATAGCATTCAGCGGTTCTATGAAGCGGTTGGCCTAACGCCAAAAGAGTTTCTTCAATCACTGATTGATGTCCATAACAGCCAAGTTCCACAGTATAAGCAGTTCAAATTGCGTAACTGCAACGTTACCAACAACAAAGATGATGCTTATCGGCAAATCGACTACCCGAAAACACGGGACGCAATCAAAGACAAGCTGATTAACGAGCTGGGCGGTTATCTGGTAACCGAGTACAAGCAGGACGGCCCGAACATGCTTGACTATGTAACTGACATCGGCAACGATCATAAGAACGATACGCCGATTCAGTTAGCAGTTAACATGCAATCAGCAAGCCTTACGATTGACCCTACAAAGGTTATTACCCGTGTGATTCCGTTGGGTAAGCAACTTGATGCGCAAACCGTTGATGTTAGTGGTGAAAACTCAACCGTAACAACCGGCGGTGGGGCTACAACTGCTATTAATGGTGATTGGACGGAAGCCATTAAGCATGCTGCGAAGATAATGAACGTTAACCTTGACCAGAACGGGTTGAATGCCGTCTTAAGGCGTATCAACCAGGAATCTGGGGGTAGTGAAACGGTAACAAACAACTGGGACAGCAACGCACGGGCAGGACACCCGTCAACGGGGCTGTTACAGTATATTCAGTCAACTTTCGATACCTGGAAGGTACAAGGCTATGAAGACATTCATAAAGGCTTTCATCAACTTTTAGCGTTGTTCAACGATTCAAACTGGCTTGCTGATATTTCGGTTGCAGGTGGTTGGAGCCCATCTGGTACACGGCGGGTTAATGGTCCAGTTACTGATACCACAACCGAAACACTCACAAATGGTTGGGGCTGGCCGTTCCCTAATGTTGGCGAAGGCAGTTTTAGCCAAGCGCAACGGTTCGGCTATGATGGCGGTTATCGAACGAACTCTTTCCATGATGGATTAGATTTTGGCTCCGTAGATCACCCGGGTAGTGAAGTGCATGCAATCCACGGTGGCACGGTAGTTTTCAAAGGCTACATGGGCGGGCTTGGCAACTATGTCGTAACGCATAGTACGGACGGTTTTAATATTGTCTATCAAGAGGCGTTCGGCAGTGCCGGTCAAATTCGCGTAAACATTGGCGATAAAGTCAAGACTGGTGATGTTATCGGTTGGCGAAACACTGACCATTTGCACGTTGGCGTAACCAAAGCTGATTTTTATGAAGCGGTCAAGAAGTCGTTTACAAACGATGGCACCTGGTTAGACCCGCAAGCGTTAATCAAAAACGGTGGCGATGGCTCACAATCCGAAGACGAAAGTAAAAAAGAAGAGGTCAGCAACTCAAACGCTGCTAGGCCGAAGCTAACGATTACTAGCGTCAACGAAGGGCGCGATTATATCGATATACCAGACTTACAAAAAGAGTTTGGCATTATCAACGGAACGATTGAGTTTAACGAAGTAACCGACGCTAACGACTTGATGAACCAAGCGAAAGCATGGATTAACGCACAACGAGTGCCAGAGAGCTGGGAAGTCAGCGCCGTTGAGTTGAATTTACCTAACTTTGATCATTTCAAGGTTGCCGATCGGTATATGTTTATCAACCCGTATGTAGCGCAATCGCAGTTGCTGCGAGTTGTGCAAAAAGAAGTTGATCTACTGCAGCCGCACAAGTCAACGCTGACTATCGGCGATAAGTCGTTAGGGCTAACCGATTATCAGCTAGAAACGAGCCGTCAAGCGCAAGACCTAGAAAGGGTTAAGGTTATCGTTAGCCGTGTTGCTGAGATTCAAGCGAGCGGTCAGGCGGACACGTCAAGCACGACTACGATTGTCCAGAGTGGGGCAAGTAGCCAAGACGTAACGCAACTGAAGTTCGATATGCAACAACTGCAAACGATCATTAACGATAAGATACCGGCGGGCTATGTATCACAAGCGGATTTTGACGTACTGAAAGCCGAAGTTGATAAGTTGAAGGGAGCTAACTAATGGCAACAACCGATGATATGAAAAGCATTGCGGAAACGATACGCAAAGCCCAGTACGGGAAAGACGTTCGGGAAGCCATCGCAAAAGGCTTTGAGCTGTTAGCTGCAAAGCAGGACAAAGTAGATGGTTTCTTGGATTCGTACGGGCTTGATGAAGACACTTTGAGCGAACGATGAAAGAAGGTGAATAAATGGCATTACGAGAAAAAGCACGGCTAACGCTTGATCTAACACGTTATCAAGACCAAATCCTTGATATTAGCGGTTATTTCAAAGGCCGTGTAGGTGATACGGACGATTATTTGCCAGTGTATATCACTAGCAATAGTCTTCCCGTTGATATGCGAGGTTGGAAATACGAATACGGCGGTGTTGACAATCAAGGGCACTCGCACAAGCATATCTATCCCGTTAAAGCTAACGATCGCAACGATCAAATCGCATTAGGACGGGTAACGTTGCACTTTGACGAGCGCACTTTTAACGTGCCCGGACACTGGCAACAATTTTTTGTTCGGTTCATCGGTCGAGATGGTCAGACGGTATCAACCGTTGACATGGATTTTGATGTTATCGATGATCAGTTTTTCGCACACGTTGGGGACGCTGGCCGAGATTATATCGAAGAATTCGAACAAATTCTCAAACAAGTAACCGATGAAGGGAACACGATTAAGGGCAAACTTGATCAGGCGGGCGAAACGTACAGTCAGGAATTCAGCGAATGGTTGACCAAATATAAGCAATCATTAAGCGATGCAATGGCGGAAGTGAACGACCCTAAGGACGGTTTGTTCGTACGGTATAACTCGTTGCTGCTTATGACGCAACAGATTCAAGAAACGCTGAAACAAGCCCAGTTCCATGATCGAGCATGGCAATTCAGCGATGTTCCGACAATGCAAAGCTATGCTGCATTAGCTGCGAATGACCTTGCAATCACTAAAGGTTGGGACAACTACGATGACGGGCATGGCGCTGTTTGGCAAATCCGCGTTAAGCACAAGGACGAAACCCCAGACGGTACTAACGTCATTGAGTTAGCTAACGGCATGGTTGCTGAGCGTAACGCAAGCATGGTAACGGCTGACAGTCTGGAAGACTTGCTTTACGGGTACGAAATCACAATCGTACACAATCAAGCTGATTATCCAGAACCAAAAGTTATGTATTACGAATACGCAATCGGCACTGAACCAAACGGGCTTGGGAGTGGCCCAAGTGGTTTGGGGCAAACTAACACAAAGTTAGTCCCGTGCATGGCTACGTATCCAGACGCCAACACGATTAAGGTTCGATTACCGCGTAATTTCTATTTAGATGATGCGCCGAACTTTGAATCGAGTGCTGGTGCTTGGTATGTTCGCGACGGCTACAAAACGATTAAGGTTAGTTTGGGCAACGTTAACGCGCAACTCGCATTGACTGGCGAAGGCAAAGGCAAGAGCGCCCTTGCAGGCGGTTCAGGCTATTTCAGCAAGCCAACGAACCCTACCGATCTGCGAGCTATCTATATTGATGAACATACGCAACGGCTAGAATGGCGCAACTAAACTAATAGGGGGTAAGTTAAGTTGAAGTATTATATCTATCAAGGCTTAGGCACTGACGGGGAATTGACTAAGATTGCGGAAGTTACTGACCAGAAAACCTACACGGTTACGGGTCTGCAAGCGAAAACGACCTATCGTTTTGCTGTAAGTAGTTACAACGGCTTGCGTGAAAGTGCCAAGTCAAACATCGTAACGGTAACTACTAGCCAAATTCCAGTACAATCTATCACGATTGCGATTGATAAGACTGCGCTTGAAGTCGGTGGCACGGCTAAGGCCAGCGTAACGGTAACGCCCGCTAACGAAACGGACGGACACTACACGCTGACCAGTACCACGCCAACGGTTGCAACGGTTGATCAGTCTGGCAATATCAAGGCGGTAGCGCCTGGTACGACCACGATTAAGGCAACCATTGGCACTAAGACGTCAAACGTGGTAACGATCACGGTCTATGAAGCACTGGTCAACGTATCTAACCTTACGTCAAGCAACGTAACAACTAACAGCGTTGGTTTGAGCTGGACTTAAAAAGCAGGTGATGTCATGCAGTATCGAGTACGCAACGGCACCGCTTTAATCGCAACTACAAGTAGTAAGAGTTATACGGTAACGGGTTTATCGCCTAACACGGCATATACCTTAAGTGTAACGGCTTATAACGGCTTGCGAGAAAGCGAATCAAAAAGTATCAGCGTACTGACACGAGGCATTCGCATTCGTGTTCCTACGACTTTAACAGTCGGTTCAACTGCCAATGCAACCTATCTGGAGTATCCGCTTGGTATCGTACCAATCGGCACTGAGCCTAGCGGTTTCTTTGGCGGTGGCAATCGACAAACGTTGCCGGTTAAAGTTGTCAGTGTATCTAACGGCATTAGCACGTTAGAAATCACGAGTAAATTTATCAACTTTTCCGACAACCAACTAATGCGAAGATTAGATGATGGTAGCTTTGGCGCATTTGATGGCGTCAAGGCTATTTATTTTAAAAATTAAGAGGTGAAAAAATGGACCTTACTAAAATTTTTAGCAACATGGACAAAGGGCCTGAGGCTATCCAAGCCAATTTCGAAAAGTTAGGAGCTATGACTAACTTAACTAAAATCCCTGATAGCCAATGGGTACTAAAGGGAGTTTCAATCGATAAAAATTGGTATTTCCGTGGAATTAGCATTCTAAAGCTTGGCGACAATGCTTTAGCGATTGCAAACGTACAATTTACGGCAACTACAACACTAAATCCCGGGTGGAACACGATCATTTCTTTCCCGACATCTTATACCACTCCATACTTAGGGACTGGCCCATCATTGCCGTTGAGTTTCAACACTTCAGACGATTCTAAAGTTGGCGATATTGGTCTTGATCGTGGCAAGGGGCAATTGAACATCTATGTGGGCAATACGATTACTAGCGGGACTACGATCAACGTCAAAGGGATTATTCTGCTGGCTAAAGATACGCAATTGTTAAACTAAAGCGAGGTTTTAAAATGCAAATCTATTATTTCGATGTTACGACTAAAGAATTCACCTACACTGATCTAATTGATGATGGTCAAGCAGTGCCAAGCAATGCAACTAAAGCCAAACCGGTTGATTCAGAAGGCAACGGGTTGCTTGATCCGGTGTGGAATGGCACTACTTGGGTAGGATTGAGCGAAGAAGCTTTTGCTAAAAAGCATAAAGTGAATGATATGTCTGGCGGTTATATCTTGCAAAAAGATGAGGCAAAGCAAGATGATCAAGCAATCAGCATGCTTACTGCTCAACTGTTGCAAACACAAATGACGATCAAACAGCAAGGCGCGCAGATTGCTAGCCTAACCGGCACACTTTTGGCAAACGCAAAGACAAACAACTAAAAGCGAGGTAAAAAATTATGTATTCTATTTTCAAGATGTATTACCCAATGGGCCTTTTCACTATCCAGCAATGCAAGGACGCGGTTTATGTCGGTTGGCTGACCGCTGATCAGTACAAGGAAATCACCGGGCAAGATTACGTAGCTGCGTAATCTTTTTATTTTGTCGCCTATGAAAGATAACAGTATTGCATAGCAAGGCGGCAGTTAGGAGTTGGGAAATTGGACGTTATTAAGTATCTTGCTGACGGTCCAGGCGTACCATACCATATGCAATACATGGAACACTTGCATATGCTAGTCGATAACAAAATCGTATGGCTGTTTGTCTGGATTGTTGTTGCTGACATTATCACGGGCTTTTTGAAGTCTTTAGTTACCAAGAAAACAAGCAGTCGCAAAGGCACTGATGGATTGATTCGGCATGGAGTGCTATTGCTGATTATTATTACGCTTTACCCTATGCTTGACATCAACGGCTTTCGAAGCGCCGGCGACACGCTGATTATTTTCTACGTACTTTTTTATGCTGTTTCGATCATTGAAAATCTGGGGCAAATGGGCGTACCCGTTCCCGATTTTGTTAAGCAGTATATCTACAAACTAAGTGATGAGTATGTTCACGAAGACAATAACAAGGAGGTCAAAAATGGCACGCGAAATCATGATTGATCTGGCTAGTTATCAAGCCAATCTGACCGCTAACGATTACCGCGCAATCGGTGCAACTAAAGCAATCGTTAAGGTTACAGAAAGCACTAACTACGTCAACCCTTATATTCAGAGTGAAGTAAACAACGCTGCTGCGGGTGGCGTTAACGGCTTTGCTTTTTACCATTTCGGACGATTCACCAATGATGCCGGAGCAAAAGCGGAAGCAGAATTCTTTATCGCCAACGCTAAGGCAAAGGCTAACGTTAAGCCAGGTACGCTGTTAGTCCTTGACGCTGAAATCAACAACATGCCAACGTCAAGCGTGATTGTGTTCTTGGACACGTTGCGCAACGCTGGCTATCATACTGGTTTCTACACGTACAAATATCTGCTGCCGAAGTTTGATCTGGAAGCAATCCACCCGCACTGCGATTTCTTCTGGTTAGCTGCATACGTACTGGCAAACGGTAAAGCAGACAGCAAAGAGCCTAACTTTAACTACTTCCCAAGTGCCAACTACGTTGACGCATGGCAGTATACTGATAACCTGTTAGGTTACAAGGTTGACGGGTCTATCACGCTGACTGACAACGCTTTGGCGCTGTTTAACCCAACCGAAGTTAAGCAACCGGAACAGCCTGCACAACCGACTAACAAGCCCGCTGAAACGGTCTGGAAGGATGCGCTGGGCGATGAGTGGCACGCTGAAAACGGCACGTTCACGAGTACAA